TATCTGGAATTTCTTTTACGCCTATCGCTGGGCGCTTATCTTTCTCTGCCGCCATAGTGCTGCCAGAGCTGTACATTACCGCCATATCCGCAAACGGTTGGAACGGAATACCCTTCTCTTTGCAGAGCTTTTCGATCTTGGCGGGTGACTTCAACTTCATTTCAAAGCCCTCAGTCAACTTGAGCTTCTTAGCGTTACGTATTCTAGTCTCTACCGCCCCAGCATCGGCCCATACTCGGCTGGCACGTTTGGCGACTAGCTTCCAGCCTTCTACCTTACCGCCTCGGTCTAACGCGGAGTGTGCGGCTTTGCGTACGGCTTTAGCCCAAGCCTCTACCTCGTCCACCATCGCCATAGCCTCGGCCAGTTGCTTGCTATTGTCTTTGCTCAACACTAACGCGCTACGGGCTAACACCTTCTTCTCAGGGCAATAAGGCGCAGCAGGACACCAAGTACAATGACTGCCTGAACTCGCTGGGGGTGTTTCACCCTCACTTGAATCTATCGCCTCTATCAGCTCATCTTCAAAGGCATCGACTTCGGCTTTGGTGAACTCCCATACACTAGGCTCGTCACCGTAAACTTTCGGTTGGATTATCGCACCGACAAACTTCTCTGCTTTCAAAAACAGTGCGCTGGTCGCAGGGTCAACACTCGCAGCCAAGGCCGCCAGTAAAATCTGGTTATTACCCTCGGCCTTAACGCCGTTGAACCCGAATTTATAATCTGCCAGAAGTAAGGTTTTCTTATCTTCCGATAGCGCCATGAGGTCTAGCGTACCGCCGCATAGGTCGGGGATATATTCTACAAACTGCTCAATCACTAACTCGTCAGCGTCAACGAGGTCGAGTGCTTTTTCCATAGCGGCAATCGCAGGGTCGATCTGTTCCGCGACCATTTCAGCGGTAAGCACTAGGTCTTTGTATTTGGTTTTGCCGATTTGATCTGCGGCTGATGTATCTGAGTCGTAAAGGTTTTCCATTACCAAGTGCAGTAGCGAACCCTCGGTAGCGGCAGAGCCAGCGACCTGTTCAGGGGCTTTATCGCTACGGCTTAATGACGCAGGGCATTTTATTATACGAGACACTTTTGATGTGCCTATCGGTAGATGCTTACTCATCGTGTTAGTTCCTCATACTTCTCGACCCAGTGTTTAGCGTTAGCGGCACGTGCAGCATAAGCAGCAGCAGCATCAGCAGCGTGTTCTTTGCCCCAGTGTTCAGTAATAGCGGCGCGGGCAGCAAAAGAAGCAGCATTAGCAACATCAGCATAAATAGTCGCAACAGCATCGGCATCAGCATAAGCACGTTCCAGAGCTTCTGCACTAACTGATTTAGGGTCGGCTAACCATTTTTTAACGAGTTCTATGTGTGGATTACTCATTTCACTTCTCCGTCAAGTGTTTAATGAACGATTTCATGTGTTCGGCTTTAGTCGCTAGTCGGTCTTCTACGAGATAATCTAAACTTCCTCGCGCCATTAGGGTGCTGATGTTTACGGTTTCGGTTTGTCCGTTACGGTGCAGTCGACCTATCGCCTGTATGCGGGTATCAGCAGACCACGGGGGCGACATAAACAGCAGGTCAGAACATACGTCCTGTAGTCCGTCTACGCCGTGAGATACGGTGCGCTCTTGAGCCACTAGCAGTTGAACTTCTTTGTTTTTAAACGCGGTCAGTGCAGCCTCTTTATCGCAGCCGCCGTAGACATAAACCACTCCAATGCTTTGCAGTAGTTCTTCTAGTTGTGTCCGTTGGTGGTCGTACTGGTACAACACAACACCTTGCTTATCACCTAGCGATACTATCCAATCGAAAGCCGCGTTAGCGCGATTGGTGTCGAGGTTGTGTACCGTTTCGTCTTCCATGATTACGAAGCCGCTGGCGATCTGTCGCAGCTTACCGCTGGCGACTGCACGATTAGGGGCTACCGCGTCACCGCCTGTTAGCTCAATCAACATATCGGTCTTCATTGCCTTATACGCATCAAGCGCGTCAGAGGACATAGCGAACTCGATTTGATGCTCCACCACTGGCGGCAGGGTTAGGTGCTTATCGGACTCGACTATGTACAGCACGTCCTCCAATGCGTCTAAGATCAGCTTATCCGCATCGTGTTTTAATTCTTGTTTGTAGCCTTTGAAATCCGCAGCGAAAAAATACTTAGCCAAGAAACCTTCTTTACTGCGCCCTAGTCTCGCGCCGTTATCCACTACTCGCGTCATGGCAAACAACTTTTCGTAGGACTCGCTAACGGGGGTGGCTGTCATGCCTACCCGTATGTTGATTTGATCTTTCCATTTTTTGTGCCGTAGTTTGGCAGTCTGTTTACCGCAGGCAGTGGTCAGCTCGTCAACGATTATCATGCTGGCGGGTATTTTTTGCTGTAGTAGCCAATCGAGGTTATTGAGGCTAACGACTAATACATCAGGCTGAGAGAGGATAAGGCGGGTACGAACCTCGGCGTTACCTGTTAGCGCCACAACATCGAGGTCTAAACCCCATTTCTTAGCCTCGGCGGGCCAATGACTAACGACCGATGCGGGGCAGGCTATGATGGCTTGGCGTACCTCGGTAGTGTCGACGTAGCCTTTAATTGAATGGAGCATTACGGCGGTTTTACCGAAACCTGTAGTCGCCACAATGATTGATTCATCACCTGATAGTACGAAATCCACTACTTCGAGCTGGTCAGGCCGTAATGATGGCTTCGACCTCTTCTTTACTTCTAACAACGTAGGCATTCGCTTTATTCCTTTTTAGTTGGTCTAGTGTTCGTGTTTGTAGTTTTGATAGTTTGCCTGTTTGGGTCTTAACCTCAAAAAAGTACACCTTGCCAGATGGCGCTATCGCTATCAGATCAGGCCAGCCCACGCTGCTGCTGCTGTCTAGCTTACGGACAATATAGTGTTTTTGTTTAAGAAATGCAACAATTTTTGATTGAATAGTCTTCTCTAACATATTACTATTACCTCTAGTAATTCCTAACTAACTAACTGAGAGCATTAACTATGTCAGCTATTACCCTGAAAACACAATCACAAATGAAACGCACTGGCCTGTATCTATCGGCGGAGCTGCATGAGGAGTTCGATGTATGGGCAGAGGAGAACGGAGTCAGCTTTAATCAGGCCGCGATTTATTTTATGCGTTTGGGTCGTGAGGCGTTAAAAGCGTCGGAAGAGAATAAATTGGGTGCATAAAAAAAGCCCCATCCGTAAGATAGGGCCTTTTTCAACTGAACAACATCACACAACAACAGGTACATTATGACTAATCCGAGAGTGAGGCACAACCTAAACGCGCTTCAAAACGTGACAAATGAGGCATTTTTAACCGCTATTTTCGGGGACTACTGGGGTTCGGCGCACGTTACCGCGTTTTCTAACGACCCCAGCGATATAGCCAAAGAATTCCGCGCCGCGTGTTGGGGTGGTGGTGCAGCTAAAGACCGCCTATCTAACATGAGTGCGGGCCAAAACCAGTATTTCACTATCAGCCTGTTTGATGCCGATAACGAAGGTAAGGCCCGCCGTCAGAAAGCGCTTTTTAACACCACTTGGGTGATTGTGGCTGATGATATAGGGGAGAAAATAGGTTTCGCTGATGCCGCAAAACTGCCTGAGCCTAGCTATAAACTCCAAACGAGTCAGGACTCAGAACACTGGGGGTGGATACTCGAAACCCCTTGTGATACTCGCTCTCACGTTGAGAATTTAGTGGATGGCTGGGTTAGTCAGGGGCTTTGTTCCGAAGGTGTCGACACTGGCATGAAAGGTGTCACTCGCTATATGCGATTGCCAGAGGGTTCTAACACCAAAGCCAAACGCTTAGATGACGCGGGTTTAGCGTTTAAATGTCGGCTACTTGAATGGAACCCCGACCGTGTTTTCACGTTAGACGCTCTTGCCTCCCCTTTCGGTATTGATGTTGCTGCCGATAGAAACGAAACCGTCGGTGCAGGCGTAGCCCTTAATGATTTGAGCGCATTACGTCACCCTATCCTCGATTTAGTCGAGGTTGAGAGCGTAACGAGCGATAACTGGTTGCGATTAGCTGTATGTCCAAACAGTGCCGCACATACTGATGGTGTCGATGGTTCGGCTATTCAGATACAGCAAGACGGGCGCATAGAGTTTTCGTGTCACCACGGTAACTGTCAGGGGGCCGCAGGCAAAAAAGTCACAGGGCCGATGATCGTTAAACTACTGGATGACGAAAATGAAGGGTTTGAGGCGCGGTATTTCAAACACATGGAAAACCTAAAAACTCAGGGCATGCAGGCACTTATAGCAGCGACTACTGCAGGTATGGGCGATGACGACGATTTAGACCGCTTAATGCTAGGTGGTGATGGCGAGGTTAATGCGCTAGTCCGTGGTATGAATCCGCGTGATTATGTTTTTATGAAGGGTTCTAGCACTTATTACGAGTTATCGACTAGCACTGATATGTCGAGTAGTGCGCTCGATTCATTGTGGCTTGCTGAGCATACAGGCGGTAAGGGTGACCCGAAAGCTGCACGATTGTTTGACCTCGCCAAAGATCGGGAAACTATGACCGCTGATGGTTTTTTGTGGATGCCCGACACGCTTGTTCCCGTTGCGCCTCGCGTGATTAAACATGAAGGCCGCCAACTTATTAATGAATGGCGCGGGCTTGCGCTATCGCCAATTGAGGGTGACATAAAGCCGTGGACTGACTTAGTTGAGTATTTAATACCTGATGCTAGGGCTAGGCAGTGCGTGATGCAGTGGATGGCTAATCTATTTTTAAATATCGGCGAAAAACCTTCATGGCAGTTGTTAATCCGTGGTGATCTTCGGAACGGTAAAGATTCTATTATCCGACCGCTGGCACAAATTCTAGGGACTAGAGGCGCTAGTGATATTCGCGGGGAAGATATTGACGCAGGCTGGGGCGACCCTTTTTACGCTAAAAAATTAACTATTTTCCAAGAAATTTGGCGTCCGAATGATCGCCAGTTTGCTAACACGTTAAAAACCTACTGCGCTCCGACAGCGACGGGAACCCGCGACTACAACATTAAAAAGGGTGGCGTTAAAACAGGTGTCGATTGTTCTGCTGTTATCGGTATGTCTAACCATCGCGCCTGTATCGCTGTAGATCAAGGCGAGGAGCGGTATTTTGTTGTCGATTGTTTCATACCGCCGTTAGAAGCTAACTTTTATCGCGATTACTATATATGGCTTAAAAATGGTGGCGCGGGTGCGGTGCTGCATTACCTACTTAATGACGTTGATATGACGGGCTTTAGTGCGGGCAAGTTACCGTATGTCACTGAGGGCGCGGTCGAGTTGATGGCGTTAGCGCGACCTGATTTTGAACATGCTATTGAAGACTTGATCGCTGAGAATGTTGGCGTGTTCTCGCTGCCAGTGTTCACCCTCGCGCAGGCTAAAGCGTTTCTGTTAGCTAACGGGCACAAAATGGGGCGCAATAGTTTAGCCACTGCATTATTTAACACTGGTTATCATAAGCACAAGGGTGTGCGGAAAATTGATGGGAAAACAAAGACTACACCGACATTTTTTAGTGTTGATGCGTTAGAGGGTAGGTCATCGCGTGATGTATATGATGCCTATTTCGGTGCGCTGGATAACCAAAAGGAACTGTCTAAATTTATAGAGGGGAGCTGTTAAAACTTTATTACCAGATACAAAAAAGCCGCTAGATTTTATAGCGGCTTTTTTGTGCGTGTGGGTTTAGTTAAGAAACTTTTTTGAACCTT